CCTGATAGTCCGTGAACCGTTTGCGATTAGTGATGTTTGTACCTGTTGCGATCCTCGCAATGTTTTCACCAACACAAGCACAAGCCACGAACGAACAAGGATCGTTTACGATCACCGAGCCAACGGACTTCCTGTTCACATATTCTGAACCGACACAGTTCCTAGCAACAACCTTGAACTCCAATGGTTTTCAGGCAGACCCGCAACTGTGGCTCTATAACGCTGACAACGGTGAACTGATTACTACGAACGACGACTTCACAGGTTTGCAGTCACGCATAGACCTTCCGCTTGAAGCAGGGAACTATCGCCTGCGTGCTTCAACTTGTTGCTACCAACCTGATGTGTGGCGCACCGATCCGTCGGGCGGTTTCAATGTGCGGTACGAACTGTCGTTCAACGGCAATCCTACAAACACGACAACAACAACGACTTCAACAACCACAACGGAACTTCCCACAACAACCACAACAGAACCCGAACCGACCACAACAACAGAACCAACAACAACAACAACTTCAACCACGCCTTCAACAACAACCACAACTCTCGTAGAAACGACAACGACATCTCCGCAAACTACAACATCCACAACTACAACGACGACGACTTCTACTACTGCACCAACAACGACTGCGCCTGCAACGACAACAACCGTGCCAACCACAACGACGACAAGTTCCACTTCGCCACCATTGCCATCTACAACGCTCCCTGTGCCTCCCGAAACGACAATCCCTACAACCACGACCCTGCCTCCTGAACCTACGCCTACGACGATCCCTGCCGAGCCGAGCGTGGAAGCAGTCACGGAAGCGTTCGCTGACGCTGACACTCCCGACGAAGTGCTTGCTGTGGCACAGGCATTGTTTGAAACCGAACTGACTGACGAAGCGTTTGCCGAAGTGTTGGATCAAGTGTTCGCCGAACCGCTCACCGACGAAGCGTTCACCGAAGTCTTGACAAGCATCCTGACCGACGACATCACCGACGAACAGTTCGCATCCGTCATTGGCATACTTGATGACCTTCCTGCCGATCAAGCATTAGAAGCGATCACAACGATTGTTGATAACGGGATCACGGAAGCGCAAGCAACAACAGTCGCCGAGAGTGCAGGCGCATTGAAGTTCGTGACAGGCGAAATCGCAAACGAAATCTTTGACACCATTGTTCAAGACGACCTGACCGACGAGCAGACAGGCAAGATTGTTTCGGCGGTACAGGAAGCAAGCACAGTAGTTCGGGAAGCGTTTGAGGAACAGATCAACATCTTTGATGGTGGCGGATTTGATTTGTATATACCAACCGACTCAACAGTTCCTGTTTCTACAAGGCGTGCCATCGTCGCAGTATCAGCAACCTTTGTCGCTGTGCCTGTTGCGTCACGCCGAAAAATATAGGACACGCAACCGACACAACATTTGAGATGATGGGTCACTATGAAAAAAATGTTTGATGACGCAACAGGTCTTGTGTGGACTGTCGCAGGTACGGCACTCGTGCTGATCACGCTGTCGGGTTCTACTCAGCGCATCGGTTTGATGATTGGCGGAGCAGGACTCATCATCAACCTCGTGGCATTAGCATTCAAGTTCGCTGATAGAGAACTAGAGGATGACGAATGAAGCGCATCGTCGCAGTTGTGTTTGCGCTTGCTGTTCTTGCAGGTTGCTCTGATCGCATCAGGCACACTTGCGCCCAATCACCAACATCGCCAAGATGCCACACCATAGGAGTTCAACCGTGAAACGAATGACAAACAGCGAAATCAAAGCACGACTCGTTCTGCTTGTCGGTCTTGCGCTTGCGCTCGCTTTCATCGGTTCAACTTTCGCTTTGCTGTACGGCATCCTGTTTGTGGTGCAACCGTTAGAGATATCTCCGAACGATGAGTCGGCGTGGGCTTTACTGTCGCCGATGATGTTGTTCCTCACAGGTGCGCTGTCGGGCATTCTTGCAAGCAACGGATTGAAAGACAAAGACAAATCAAATGACGAGGAGGACACGCAATGACGAAGCGACCCTATACAGGCAACAAAGATGCTGTTCATTCAAAGAAGCGTGAAGGCACACAGTTGATGGCAGACACGATGATTTTTCTTTTCGGTTTGAAAAATCTTGGCATCTTTGGTGATCGTGCTGTGCGTGGTTCATCAAATCCAAATCCACCGAAATCGGTTCACGCAACTTGGCGTGCTGTTGATCTTGGCGGTACGCCTGCACAACTCAAAAGCGCAATCGGTTTTCTTTATGATCATCGTGACATTTTGTGTGTGGAGGAGATCCACGATTACTCATCCGCATACAAAGCGAACCCGAAGGGTTGGGGTGCAGGATACCGATGTGATCGTGACGCTTGGAAGGTTTACGATGTCAGCACCATTGGAAGCAAAGGCGGTCAATGGGTGCATTACGAAATCGCACCACATTTCGCTGACGATCCTGACGCAGTTCGCAAAGCGTTCGCCACTATTTTCGGCTGAACCTGCACGCTCGTGACGGGAGGCGGTTGGTCGCTTCTCCGCTTTCCGTCACACTTCTGTCGCCTGCATAACCGCAGGTAGATCACACATTTTGGCTCAATGCTGTCATTGGTATTAGTAATGCCTATAGGCTTCAGGTATGGCAGGAACGACCTACCTCAACCGAAAGGCACAGCAATGGACTTAGAAAATGCCCACAGGCAAGCAATCACATTGGCAAACCAATGGAAAAGGGGAATCATCACTGAATCAGAACTGACAGAACAGATGCTATTAGTTCTCTCAATGTTTCAGTATGAACTATCCAAAGGGGAAGTTGCCTGATGAGGATCAAAAGCACAGAGGTTCAAGTCGGCGACTTGTTGTGTCGTGGATATCGTGGAACATTGCGAGTCGCAATCATTAGTCACAGAGATGGTTGGATTGCTTTCTACAACAGCGACGGAGATTTCACATTGCGCAAGCCGAACGGGATCTCAACTATCTCTCCTTTCGGACAGCAGGTGAAGTGATGGAACTGAACAGTTACGGCTTCCCGATTGAAACCTGCACACGCTGTCACGGCACAGGTCATCATTCGTACAATCAGCGGAGTGGCACAATCTGTTTCAAATGTGGTGGCACAGGTAGCACCATCACGAAACAGGCAAACCCTGCTTGGATTGCCTTCAACGCAAACTACAAGGCGATGAAAGAAGTAATCACAAAGAACCTGATCATTGGAGCGTTCTACCGTTGCACACGCAAAGGCGCACGCAAAGAAGTCACGAGTGTTGTGCGTACTGATGAGGCTTGCGGTTGGCAGGCAACGAACGGAGTCAAGACAATGCACTACTTCTACATCGTGACTTTCGCTGATGGCGCATTTGAAACACATAGCGAAAATGCGCTTTGGACTCGTCGGCTTACGCTTGCCGATTTGAATGTTGATTTCTACCTTGCACAAATCCCAACAGCAAAGAAGGTGAAGTGATGGCGAAGTCACTACGACAGCAGGTACTTGATCTGTGCGAGTTGCACGGATGCTCGCTCTACGATTTTGGCGGGTCGCACTTTCTAGTTGCGAGCAACGAGGAGGATGCGAGAACTTGGATCACCAACAGTCACAGTCTGACAGCGTATGCCGACTACGGCATCAACGATGCATATCGGGATTTGATTGACTACCTGAAGCAAGGGTTCGTGGACAGAGGTATCGCTTGTGACGATACGAGTGAATGCTCAACTTGCAGAGCGTTGGGGAGGTCGTGATGGACGGCATCATCGCAACGGTCAGTGCAGTTACGGTACAGGACTCGTTCTATTGGTCTGCGCACGCTGTCATCAACGGCACTCTGACGACTGCCTCTTGTATGCATAATCACAGTCGGCAAGACCTAGCCCAAAAGTGTCTCAGCAAACTTGAACAACAGTGGGATGCGATTGCTGAAACTACGCACTACATCACAGAGGTAGAGAACCTACTTGAACCGCTTTACGAAGTCCGATGGATGGACACCCGACCCGATGGCAGGGTTCGTGAAGTATGGCGCAGGTTCTGCCTCCTATAACTATGACACACCCCTGCAATAAACTAAAGCAATAACCAACAACCGAAAGGGAAACCAATGCAAAGAATACTCAAGCCAAAACACGGGAGCGTCGGATGGCACGCAATCCGTCATCGCAACCTTGACGGGAAGTGCGTACTAGGCGCATCCGAAGTCAGCGTTGTGATGGGTGCAAACCAATACGAAAACAAGGTTGATCTAGCGATTCGCAAACTTGGAACGCCACTGATCAGCGAACCTAACGAAGCAATGGTTCGGGGCAATGTTCTTGAACCTGCACTACTTCAGCACGCAATCAACGAAGTAGATGCAAGTTTCTACCTGCCTGACGAGATGTATTTGAACGGCAGAATCATTGCGACGCTTGACGGCAGGAGCCGTACCAACGAGGCGATCCTGTTGGAAGCGAAAACCAACAACCGTTATTCGCTCGGCGATCCGTTGCCGATGGCTTGGGTTTGGCAGGCGCAAGCACAAATGTTTTGCACAGACGCACAACAGGTCGTGTTTGTGATCCTTGACAAGCATCTGCGCATCGGGTTCCAAACGGTTGATCGGGACACTTCAATGATTCACGATATGCGGCAAGCCGTTGAAGTGTTCTGTGAATACATTGACAACGGATGCATCCCCGATGATGAGCCTCTAAATGTGCCACAGGTAAACACGCTGTTCCCTGATCCGTCAGGCGAAACCGATCTAGGCGGTACGGCGATAGCAACGATCAACGAATGGGGTGCAATCAAGACAGCGATCCACGAGTTAGAGGAACAGGAGAAAGCCTGCAAGGATGCGCTCGCCAACCTAATGCGTGACGCAGACTTCGGCTTGGTTGATGGGCAACGAGTCCTGTCGTTCAAGGCACAGCAGTCAAAACGCTTTGATCACAAGGCTTTGATCGCTGACCATCCTGAACTAGAAGCCAAATACACAACAACAACATCGTTTCGTGTAATGCGAACCGTGAGATGAAAGGGGAACAGCAAATGGAAATCATCAAACTACTATCATCCGTGATGGAGGATGCGGGTTCGGTGCGCAAAAGCGAACGCAACACACATCAGAACTTCAACTTCAGGGGAATAGATGCAGTCGTAAACGCTGTCTCGCCTGCCTTGCGCAAGCACGGAGTCGTCGTGTTACCAACCGTCAATGAGTGCATCTACGAAACAGTGGTTGTTGGACAAAACAAAACGGCGATGGGTCACATCAGGCTTGATGTTACCTATGCGTTCTATGCACCTGACGGTTCAACCGTGAGCGCACGGGTCAGCGCAGAGTCTATGGACAGCGGTGACAAGGCGACAGCGAAAGCGATGTCGGTTGCGTTCCGTACCGCTTTGCTTCAAGTTCTTTGTTTGCCCACTGATGACACCGACCCTGACGCTTCCACATACGAACGAAGCCCATCCACAATCGCTCCTAAGCCTCTCAAAACCGAAATAGGTACGAAGGTGACCAAACCTGAACAGGGATATCCTGCACAAGAGCAACACTCTGATGATGGTGGAAGCAAACTTGTTACCGAGAACCAAATCAAGATGATGCACCAAGTCCTCAAACAGATTGAAGGCGACGAAGCACTACTGCACGAACTCGCAGGCAAAGCGTCGGTCAAGGAACTTACCGTCGGCGAGGCAAGCAAAGTCATTGAGCAGTTGCTCGCAATCAAACGAGGCGAAGCAACTATCAACTTTGATAGTCAAGGCAACCTACAACTGAGGAGAGAACAATGAGTTTACAAACATACAGATTGAAGGCGACACTAGGCAAAGCCCGACGCATCAAAACATTCTGCGCCACTGACGACACGAAAGCGATTGGTGATGGCGCAATGGAAGTGATGCGCCTTGCACACAACGAGTTCAAACAGGTTGGGCGTGTCACGCCTGTTTGGGGTATGGGCAGAATAGTTCTACTAAACAGTGCAGGCGAAACCCTGCAAACAATGGAGGCGAAGGAATGAAGAAATACAAAATGCGTACCGTCAAAGGTAACGAAACCGAACAGCGCATCTTTGAAGCACACAATGACGCACAGGCGATCAGGCTTGCGTCGTTCTTTGCCAAGCAAGTTGCTTTAGCAGTAAGCATCAGGACAAACAGCACATACACACCCGATCATCAACGATGGGGTTTCTGCGAAGTAGTGCTATCCGACAATAAAGGAATATTCATCAGCAACATAGACAGGAGCAGTAATGAATGAGCAATGGTCAAGGCAGGTCAGTCCGATGCTTCGGATTGTTACTAGAGTCAATGATAAATATATGCGGGACATCGTGCTTGCGGTACGGGTTGAGGGCAATGCCCTTTGGTATATGACCATCAGCGGAAATCCCATCAGCAACAGAGACACCTTCTTTGCGTATGCGGAAGCGTTGATCCACGACGAATGGTTGAGCATCTCGTGAGCAATCAACTTGACCTCTTCACTTACTACGGAGACACAGGAGGTTTCGTTCAACGACCCGCAAGCGTCGCTCGTGCAATGAGTGAGATCGCATCAGGCAAACTCAGCGAACGGCAAACAAAGATCATTGAACTCCTTGACGGTGCAGGAGCAAGCGGTTTGACTTGGAATGATTGTGGTGCGTTGCTCGGCTTGCATCACGGACAGATCAGCGGAGCGTTGAGCAATCTGCACGGATGCGGAATGGTGTTTGCTTTGAAGCAGATCCGAAACCGATGTCATCCGTATGTTCACATCAAGTACCTAAGCGAGTGGGATGCGGAAGCACGCTACGACGAGCCTGTGCGGACACGGAACAGTAAGGAGCGTAATCTACAAGCGCAACTTCTTGAAGCGGTTAGGGAGGCAATAAGCGATGAATGGTCGGAAACTAAGATCAACATTGTTACTGCCATTGTTAGTATGATGAATGACTATACACAGGAGGAAAAATGAGTGAGCCAATCAAGGTTTTGTCAATGGGTGCAGGAGTGCAGTCAACAACCTTGCTTTATATGATGTTGGATGGCAAATTGCCAAAAGCAGATCACATCATTTTTGCTGACACAGGGTGGGAACCGCAGGCAGTTTATGATCACCTAGAAAACTTGAAGTTGCTGATTGAAAAGGCAGACATCAAGTTCCATTTAGTGAGAGCATCTGCAAGGTCGTCAGCGAAGCGAACAATCACAGGAGATTTGCGTGCCGATGTTCTTGCCGATGCAGAGTCATTCATCTCAATCCCTGCCTATACATTGAACGACGGGAAAAAGGGGATGCTGAAAAGACAATGCACCTACGACTACAAAATCCAACCCGTACTCAAAAAAATGCGAGAACTCGCAGGCTTGAAAGCAGGCGAACGATGCAAGGAAGTTCGTGTCGCACAAATGTTTGGTATCTCCCTTGACGAAAGCCAAAGAATGAGAGATCCTGCATTCTCTTGGATACGCAACGACTACCCATTGGTAGATCAACGCATCACAAGACAGGATTGCCTCACATACTGTGCTGAACACGGATACTCAAAGCCTCCGAGAAGTGCCTGCATTGGTTGTCCATTCAAATCAAATATGGAATGGCGCATCGTCAGAGAAAACCCTTCTGAGTGGGCAGATGTTCTTGACTTTGACAGGCAGTTGCGAACAAACGCACGACTCGGACTCAAAGCATCTCCGTACCTACATTCGCAATGCGTTCCACTTGACGAGGCGGACATCAGGAGTGAAGCAGAGCAAGGCATCCTGAGTCTGTTTGATATGGAATGCGAGGGAATGTGTGGGAACTAGACTTGTGCGATGAAAGACTTTCAAAGCAATCTGAAACCGAAGGCTGACTGTGAAGGCAACAAAGACAAATGCAACGCAGAAGGTTGTCCGTTGTTTGGCACGCTCGGCGTTGTTAGTCGTGATGGCAACCGTCGCATCAAAGGTTGTGGCGATCCTACGGCACGAGGCAAACGCAACCGCTCCAAAGGCGACAGCAAGGCACGCAAGGCACGACAGGCATTGGGAATAGGCGGAGTCAATAGCAGGCACGAGGAGCATTGGGGTGGCGCAGTTAGAGTTGAAGTCAAGGCAGGCGCACAGATCAACCCGATCGCAACTCGCTACATCCTTGCTGAACAGCAGTCGGAGCAACATCGGGCAATCGGTGACAACAGACCGTTTATGCTTGTCGCAATGCCTGACGGGATGAAAGACGGCTTGATAGTGATGCGCATCAGTCAGTTTGTGATATTGACGGGTACGGCAGTCCAAACAATGTAGGCGCAGATTGGAAAGGGGAATACAATCTGCGCCCACACGAACACGAGGGAAGTGTTATGAAAAAGAATATCAGACGAGGTTCTACTAGCGACGCTTTTGTCATTGTTCCTGATTGGGTTTTGATGTTGCCTATATCGGCAACATCGTTGCGGGTTTACTGTGTGATCCGCAGGCACGCCGATGCACGGACAGGACAATGTTTCCCTACACGCAGGACGGTCGCTACGAAAGCACGATGCTCCGTTGCGAGCGTGGACAGATCGGTCAAGGAACTTGTCCTCAATGGCGCAATCACAGCAGAGCGACGCAAAAACAAAGCAGGCGATTGGACTAGCAACCTTTACACAGTGTTGTCCACAGAGTTATGCACAGTAGATGCAGTAGAGGTACTACCTAGCCCAACAGATGACGGGACGGGTCACCCCAATGACGATGCACGAACTATAACCAACCTGAACAAGAAACAGTCAAGGGCAATGTATGATATTTCCAGACGGCAAGACCTGTCGTTGGGAGCGTACCTGTTCAATATCGGTGCGTCCCTCAAAGCAGTTCAGGACACTGCACTTGACAGACAACTCGTAGTTGATGAGTTCCTACGACTGTCACGGGAACAAGCCCCAAACATTAGGAGAGCCAAATGAAGCAAGCAAAAACAGTTAGGTCATATTGGTATGGCACAGCAATCGTCGTGATGGTTGTGTTCGGATTGATTGGTGCATTCGGCAACCCTGATGGCGCAAATCCACCACAGGAGACTACAACAACGACTGCAGGCTATCTAATGCTGATGCCTGTGAAGGCAACGACTACAACAACAACAACCGAAGTGCCGTTGCAGTTTGATGTCGGTGACTTCATTGACGAGCAACGCAACCTTTACGGTGAATGCGGTGAATGGTACGGCACGGCGATGGCGACAGGATGGCAACCCGATGAATGGGAAAACCTGTCTCGCATAATGTTTCGGGAGTCAAGATGCCAACCCGATGCCTGTTCAAAAAGCACATCGGGTTTGAAGTGCAGGGATGCAGGATTACTACAAGTAAACCAAATACATACAAAGTTCTTGAACGATCTTGGGTACGAGTTCCCTGACTCAATGCTAGATCCGTCCCTCAACTTGGCTTTCGCTCGCAGGCTCTATGAAGGAAGCGGATGGAAACCTTGGACTCCACGAACATAGCAAGTAGAACAATCGTTGATAGAGTGCGAGTACCAATCAGACTGAGAAAGCGACAACGCAAATGGGAACACGCAAAGACAGGCAAGAACTCCGCAACCAATCGTCAGAGGCAATCAAAGGAGCAAGGACAAAGCGCAATGTGTCACAAACACGCCTCGCCGACCTGCTCGGTGTATCGCAACCGCTTGTGTCGTCTTGGGAATGCGGTAAAGTGACGGCAGGCTTAGATGACCTCTGTGCCATAGAAGATGTCCTCGGCATTGTCAAAGGCGAACTTGTGTTGGCAATCATTTACCACAGTGAAACGACAGATCACATACCTCAATAAATCGGAGGAGCAACAATGGAAACAATCAACGAAAGTAATGTTGTTGATGTATGGCGTGAACGACCAAACCGTTTGAGTCCCCTTCCATTGTTGAAACTGACTGAAGGTATGCCGTGTCGTGATGGCGCATCTATGCTCGGCATCAACACAGGGACGCTTCAGAAATGGCGCAACGGCGAAACAGCAATCGGTTTGCATTATGCACAGGCGGATCGCATTGCAGTACGGCATCTAGGCATTCACCCGTCGTCCCTGTGGGGGAGAGATTGGTGGAGGGTCTAGTTCTGTCGCCCTAGAAGGTGAGGCATTGTCCCTGCTAGGCGGATATTTTGCAGGAATGTCCCTTGAATGCGCCTGTCGTATTAGTTCTGTGTATATGCTGAGGGTATAGCAAGAACGACTTGCTCATAACCAAGGGGAAACCAAAATGCCATCAGCACGCGAGACACGAATCAATCAACTCAGAGCAGTTGAGTTACGGGATGCAGGACACACATTTGAGCAGATCGCCCAACTGCTCGGATACGCCAACTCAGGCGGAGGTCGCCGAGTTTGGCTCGGAGGATTGCGTCAGTTGGGTCGTCCCGTACCTACAACAACAGTGCAGGTTCACACAGGACGCACATCACGCACAATCACGGCTGACACACAAGTCGGCTTTGCACCATCTAACGCCATCACATTCGGCATAGAGATTGAATGCATCGGCTTGTCCTGCACACAAGCAGAAAATGCACTCAGCAACGCAGGCATCAGCGTTGTCAATAATGGTTACACACACGCAGTCCTCCCCGAATGGAAAGTTGTTCCTGACGGAAGCCTCAACAGTCGCAACGGTTCCTGTGAAGTTGTATCGCCGATCTTGCGAGGACAAGATGGAATGAACCAAGTCCGTACCGTAATGATGATCCTCCGCACGGCAGGCGCATCGGTCAATGTCTCTTGCGGAATGCACATCCATCTCGGCGTTGAACATTTTTCCCCACAGCAACTCGGCAACATCGTGTTGGCGCATCAGCAATGGCAGATCGGCTTTGATGCATTCATCACACCAAAGCGCCAAGTGTTTCGCTCAACTTATGCAGGCAAGCGTTCATTCAATGAGGCTGACGACCTCGCAAGGATGATCGCAAGATGCTCTGACATTGGCGCGGTCAAAGCGCTCGTAGGTAATGGTCGTCGCTATACAAACCTCAACACTGTTGCGTTCAAAAAGTACGGCACATACGAAATCCGCAACCATCAGGGTTCACTCAACGGAATGAATGCAACAGCGTGGATCGCCTTCAATCAGGCGTTCATCCAAGCAGTGGCAGACGATGCGCTGATGCCTTGCACTTCGCTTGACGGTTTTGATGACTACTCCTTGGGAGCCGAGATGAACGACAATCACAACAATCCACATCGCAGTCCAAAACTGATGCAAGTCACGATGGCAAAGGTTCTTATCAACCAACTGCGCGACGCCGACTACATCACGGCAGAACTCGCACAGTACCTCACCAATCGTGCAGGCAACCTGAACTTCACGGTCTGACCAAAATGATCTACAACAACAACAACAAGAAAGAAGGAAAATAATATGTGCGGGATCGGAGCGTTTCAAATAGTTAGAGATGAGGTTGAGCCTGCCAAGGTTGCACGGGTTCTCCTCCGCCTCTTAGAGGTACGGGGCAAGGATGCGAGCGGAGTCGCGTGGCACAAAGACGGTGACACTTACATCTGCAAAGACAACTGTGCAGGCGCAGACCTCGCACGCAGGCTCACCAAAGACATCGGCACGACAGGCATAGTGCATACCCGATGGGCGACCAAAGGCTCGCCAACCATTGCAGGCAACAACCATCCGATTGACGCAAGAGGCATCGTTGGTGTTCACAACGGTCACATCAGCAATGATGATGCGCTCCTGAAGTTGTGCGTGGATTACAAACGGCAGGCACAGGTGGACAGCGAAGCGATCTTCGCCCTACTCGGTCACGCTCCTGCAGGATGGACTTTGGCACAGAAAGTAGAACAGGTACAGGGCAACGCTTCGCTCCTATGGCTCGCCTCACACGACAAGAGCGAAACACTGCACGCAAGCAGGTTGCAGTCGTCGCCATTAGTGTTCGGGCAAACCGCAAAGGGGAGCATCATATTTGCTTCAACGAAAGCGATCCTGCAGGAAACATTCCGCCGATGCGAGTTGAAGTTGGACTTCGTTCACGAGATGATCCAAGGCACATACATTCAAGCAAAAGGCGGCATCATCACAGACTTCACCGATTTGCCACTGCCAAAGCCTGTTCAACAGAACCTTTGGGACACACCAATCCACGACTATCGCCGAGCAAGCAAGTACGGCAAATGATCCCCAACAGAAAGGTAAAGCAAATGAAAAACCCATTCAAACCAAAGGAGAAAGCAATGCGACTGCACAAAAGCACAGAGCATCAACTATGGCGTGTCACGCTCATTGTCGGTGTCAGTAATCACAGCGTCACAGAGTCGGGCTTGGACTGCGTACTAGATGCGCTGAATATGCACTCGTCCCTGATTGTCGTCGCAAGCGACGAGGACAAACTGACAACAATGAGCGAGGCATCTTGGCAGGCAATGACACGAGATCCGTTTGCTCCCGCTCTAGCGACCATTGTGGCAGGCGATGAGACGGACGACGACCTGTTCGCTCAGTTCATTGACGGCACGCCTCAGCACGCCAAGCGGATTCGTGGAAAAGCACGCAAAGCAAGCGAGCGTTGGAGCAAGTTGGATCTTGCCACTGTAAAGCAGATGCGCAAGCAAGGCAGAAGCATTGAAGAGATCGCCGACAGGGTTGGGCGCACACCTGCATCTGTCCGCAACCAAATCCAACAGCAGAAAGGAAAATGATATGGAACGCTATACGACACCAATCAACATCAACCAACATCGGGCAGGAGGCGACGGCAGGATCGTGCGCCTTGATTGGTCGGAATGGGGTACGCAGTTCAACGATGCGTGCAGAGAGGCATCTTGTATGTTCTCATTCGTAAACGAACAGTTCCCTGATGTCTGCGTACTTGAAGCGCAGGCACACATAGATTGGATTACGCATTTCCTTGATACCGCTTTTACGCTGATGGAAGTTGAATGGTTCAACCGTATGACATTTGGAATGCGTATCGTAAACGGCGACTACAGCGTTGACGACACGATCACAGGCGAAGCAAACATCAAGAACGGCTTTTGGCTTGTTCTCCCGAACATTGTGAGAGCCTGATGCGTGTCACAAACCGCCGTAGATGGCGCAGTACCAAACGAGCGACCTGCGCTTTGATGTTGTTTGCGTCCCTCCTGATGAGTTCGTGGTCTTGGCTTTGCCTCGCAAGTTGGGTCGTGCTTCTATTCGCTTCTGCGCTTGCCTTCAACATCTACTGTGATGAATGGGATTAGTTTCGCCTGTAGCGTGATTGGCATCGCCTGTAAGCCTCTCTGTGGCAGAAAATGGGTATAGGTGACCTAGTCCGATCCTGTTCCGTAGGAGCGATCCTGTGGGATAATCGCAGGTAGTTCATACATTTTGCAAGAATGTCCTTTCAATGCCACTGCCCTATTAGTTCTGTGTATATGCTGAGGGTATGACAAACACAACAACAACCCAAGGAGCAAGCACAATGGAAACATTGAAAAGCAAAATAGAGGTCGCCGTACTCGGCGATTACGACAGCATCTACAAGTTCTGCCGTTCATTTGACGATTGGTCAGACGGTTCAACTGAGGATCGCACAGCAGGATTGCTCGGAGGAGCGATCCGTGAATGGGCATCTGCCGTACAAAGCGCACGCAAAGAGTACGAGAGCATCGCACGCAACTGCGCAAGCAACATTGCAATCATTGACAACACACAGGCAATCTTCTGGGAAGTAGATTCCAGCCGTGTTGCAGGATACAACGCCAAAGCGACGGCACAGATTGAAGTCATCAAGACGCTCGCCTACATCATCGGACTTGACACAGACACAGTCAATGCAATCCTTACGACAGCAACTCGCATCGCACAGGGTCTTTCCCTCATACTCTAAAACCCACAGCATTGAAGCATTGACCCGTTCGCAAGAGCGGGTCTTTTGCTTTACCCCTGTTCAACCGATGGCACTAGCACCCATCTTTCTACTTTGCGTCCCTTACAAGCGATCCTGCGATGCGCTGTTTGCTACTATTAGACGAAAGAAGGAGCGACTATGCCAAACAACATCCGACCTGAGATCAAAACCCTTGCCAAACCGATAGGCGATTTCCGTACACACGAACGCAATGTCAGACAGGGCGACATCGGTGCGATCTGCACAAGTCTTGAAGCGCACGGACAGTATCGTCCGATCGTTGTGCATAAAGCAACAAACCAAATACTTGCAGGCAATCACACCTTCCTATCTGCGCAGGCATTGGGTTGGGACAAGATCGCGGCAACCTTCGTTGACTGCACCGAGGAACAGGCACTACGAATACTGATCGCCGATAATCGGGCGAACGATCTTGCCACATACAACGATCAAGACTTGGCAGAGGTCTTGAAGGACTTAGCGAATGGCGGAGGTCTAGAAGGTACGCTTTACGACGGCGACGATCTTGACGACTTGCTGTTCCGCCTTGCAGGAACATTAGGGACAGGACACGAAACGCTTGGTGCAGTAGATGCGCTCGCAGACTATGAAGGCAGAGACACAAAATCTGTCGTCCTGCCGTATTCAACAGCAGACTACCGTTCTGTCCTTGAACACTGCAAAGCATTGCGCGAAAGGCGTGGCATAGAAACAAACGCACAACTCATCAAGGAGTTAGTCGGTGAATCGTATGCACGAGATTGAAGTCGCACGCAACCCTGATGCCCTATCTACCATCAAACTGAATAGAACTATCGCTCCGATCCTCAACGGCGATGACAGGGATTTGATTCTGCGTGATCGTGCGACAGGCGAAGTTGTTGCCTGCCAAGTCTCAATGCCTGAACTAACGACAGAAGCACGCCTCCTCGCACGCCTTCTTCGCTTCACAAAACAGCCTTGGAGCGACCCAAACGGAACACTCACCAAGACAGAGCGTTTGAGCGGCATCGGTTCAAACAACCTGATGATCGGACATACAGCACCAAATGCAATGTATAAACGGTACGCCTCAAAGATCGCTCCTGTCCATATTGAAAATCCTGCCACAGGAGAACTCTTTTCAATCATCGCTCAACCGATATGGCAAAAGTTTGTTGAGGTACTTCCGCAAGAAGCGTCGCATCATCTTGAACTGACACGCAACGCCATCCACGAGGATTGGTGGATCAACAAAACTCCGTTCTCGTCAGGTGTCTGCAACGACAAAGCGGTTTTGCCGTATCACAAAGACCAAGGCAATGTCGTAAATGCTTGGTCAATGATGTTCTGCATCAGAAACAAAATGAATGGCGGACACTTGCATCTACCTGAATACGATGCGACGCTCGCAATAGCAGACCTATCTGTCTTGTTCTTTTGTGGACAACGAACCATTCACGGAGTAACTCCTCTTTTACCGAAAGCAAAAGAAGCATACCGCTTCTCTACCGTTTACTACACGAAGTCGCTGATGGCTAAATGCGGTCCTGCAAAAGAGGAGGTACTGCGAGCGCAGATTGCCTCAACAGCAAGGATCGTGCAATGAACCCTGACAAAACCATTGTCTGCGATGTTGACGACACGCTTTGTTTTACCGTAGAGCGCGACTACGCAAACAGCACACCGAACCTTCCTGTCATCGCAAAACTGCAAGAGGCACATCAAAAAGGATATCGCATCGTTTTACATACGGCACGAGGTCAGGGTCGTTCACAGGGACTCATTGCGTCCGTCGCAGGAGAAGTCATCGTAGAGATTGAATCACTTTGTGACCGCTTCAGCATTCCCTTTGATCAAATAGTTGTTGGTAAAGAGTGGGCTAAATGGTATGTGGATGACCGAGCGTTGCGTCCTGACGAGTTTACAGAAGTTGAGTTGTGACTACCTTCCTGATTCTTGCAGGAGGAGCGAGCACCCGTTTTGACGGCGACAAACTTGCAGAAAAGTTCAATGGGTTGACGCTTCCGCAGTACGCAACCCTTTTCGCTGTCGCTAATAATGCGACACGGATATGCGTGACCATTTCAGATCGGCAGATTTACACTGACGGCAAAACTGTCCGACATACAATCGTAGATGATATCGCTGAGATAGCAGAAGCAGAGATAGCAATACAACATCCTGATCGTTATGGCACAGGTTCAGCGGTTGCACTGTGGGAAAATAGAATCAACGAAAGGACAGTCGTGCTGTTTGGCGACAACCTGTATCAAGGCAAGATGCCTGACCTTCAGGATGATGCGACCCTTTACTTCAGTACCGTGTCGCGCAGTGAACCAAGCGCAGACAACTTGCGTCTAGCAACAGTCATAGACAACCTTGTTATTGAAAAACCGCATCAACAGACACACGGCATCTATTTTGCAGGCTTCATCAGCAAACCCGCTTCTTCCTTCTCATTCAGTTCAGCGTTGCGTCTTTCTGCGAGGCGTGAATATGAAATCACAGACATCATAAATGCGCATCCTCAGCGTCAAGCGATTGACCTCGCTACAACAGGGATCGTTTGGGGAGACATCACTTCTGCTGATGATGTTCCGCATATCAACGCTCTTATTAGATGATGATTGGCTCATCGGGAGCGACGGTACGGCACACAGGCGATGTCGTCACTAAATACTGCAGGAACGCTCAAGATCAGGCGCATTGGATGCGGACGGCATCTGCGTTAGGCGTAGTTGACGGGATTGCTGTCGTGCAGGTCATTAGGGAAGCAAATGACAGTTATGTGATGGAATATGTCTTAGGAAAAACAGCGACACACGAACCATCTGTTGTCCCGATATCAAACCTTTATAGGCAGGTCAAGGCTTGGAGCGTCATCCTGCCTCAATCAAACGCTTCTTGGACTGACTACCTGTTGCGGCTCAAAGGACACGCAGAAATCGCCCACAGTGACATCATTGACAGAGCGGTACGCCTCATCTCCGCATCGCAACCGCTTCAACAGTCGTTCTGTCACGGCGACTTGACGCTTGAAAATGCCATCGTCGCTCACGACGGAACAACCTTCTTGATAGACCCAAATGCTGATGACAGCATCTATCAGTCTTGGTTGTTGGACTGTGGGAAACTTTTGCAAAGCACACACACCGACTATCACCTGTCGTTCAAAAGCAACAATGGCGTACCTCTCGCACGACACGACGCTGTCCTCTGTGCAATGCTCCGCAAGGACGGCATCTACAGGGAAGCCCTGATCGCTTGTTTGAGCCATATTGTCAGACTGTGCAAATATAGGATCAACGAAATGCATAAGATAGAATCTATTGCTATAGACATCTTGAAGGAGTTGGAATGCTGATACTGATAACTTCACTAGGCAGAGCAGACAGGCAAAAAGCAGTTGCACAGATACCTGAAGCGTTGCATCCGTTTGTACGGTTCTTCACGCAGGAAGCACAGGCTGATGAATACAGACAGCATTTACCAAGCACGATAGAGGTCACAACGCTCCCTGATGACACTGATGGCATAGCGCAAACACGCCAACGAGCGATAGACGCAATCCCTAGAGGCAAAGTTTGGGTCATTGACGACCTCTGTACCTTCAAGATACGGCATTTGAGCAACGACGGCATCACCTACACGCTTCTCAGCGACGAAGGCTTCATTGAACTATACGAAAGAGTTAGCAGACATCTTGATAAGTTCATTCAGGTTGGCATCTCATCACACAACGGCAACAACCGCATACTTGAACGATCCGTCATCAACAACCGTTCCTACAGCACCTACGGACTCAGGACGGATGTGATGCACAGAGCGGACATACGCTTTGACGCAATGTACGAACAGAATAAAGAATGCAAATATATGGAGGACTTCTACATCACCTTAGACGCTCTCTCTAAAGGGTACGCCAATGTTGTCCTCTACGACTACTGCTTCCTCTATCCGCACAACACCAAAGGAGGCAACAGCACCAACAGGACGCTCAAAGGACACAACGCCTCAGCGGTAGAACTACAGAAAAGATTCCCACTGTTCGTCAAACTGAAGCAAAAGGAAGGTTCTTGGGGAACACAGCAAATGGATTCAAGAACAGAAGTCGTCATCCAATGGAAGAAAGCGTTTCGGTCAAAACTATGAGCCAACCTCCACGAATCTGTCTTGACTGCGGAGCGTTGCAAGTAAACGGCACTAGGTGTCCACGATGCACAACATTGCACGAAACCAACAGAACAAGGAACCGTGTCAGACCTCACTATGCAGGGGACTATCGCAAAAGAGCAAAAGAGGTACGGGACACAGCGACACATTGTTGGATTTGCAGGCAAGGCGCACGCCTCGGTGACCCTTGGACAGCAGATCATCTAGATGCGGGTAACCCTGCCTCACCGCTACTACCTGCACATCGCTCCTGTAACAGCAGTAGAGGCAACCGCACATAGACACACAACCCTCTCAGCCCGTCTGTGCTACAACCAAACCCGACACAGGCACACACACGCCATAACGCTCACACAGCGACACACAAGACAAATGATCGCCCACACGCAACCATTCGCCGAACACGCAGGGAATATGTCCCAACCCCCGACCCTCCCCACACGCAGGGACGATCCACAATCAATCCGATATGCAGGGACGATGCACCGACACCCCCGACCTGCCATACCC